CCCCCTCCCCCGGTCTGCCACTTGCCAGCACTTTTTGAGTCAGCCGCCAATGAAGCTTCAGGAAAAATACCCTTATATTCCTCCGTATCCATAAGGTTCCTGACCTTACGGCCAAAATTAATCGACAAATCAGCAGTGTGAGTGGTCTGCATAATCTTGAGATCAGGCTTGAGTCCCATCATCCAACTAGGAAAGTAAATAGACGCGAACTCACTCTTTGTATGACGGGGCGGCATGTTCACAATCAACCGCCTCAACTCCCCCTTCGCCACACGAGTCAGCTTGTCCGCTATCAACCGATGGTGCTCACCCTCAATAAACCCCGGCCAGATGTGGCGTATGTACTCCATGAACGAATCACGACAAGCATCGCGCGCATTCAAAAGATCTAAACGCTCCTGCAACTGAAGGATCTCCTTCATCTGCGACTCAGACAGGTGCGACAAGTTAGCCAATTGGGATTTTTCCTGAGTTGTGCGTGGTGAACGTTATATATACAGACAACTATTATGTCTACACATACAGGGGGGGTGAGGGTGCGACAAGTCGCGGACTTTTTTTGGATCTGCGCGCTAGGGAACCTAGCACGCGCCCGCGCCAGATGCGGGCCGTTGGATTGTGGTCGCTCCGCACAAGGCTACGCTGGCAATGGTTTAACAGGGAAGAGAATACGCGCCGAAAAAAACTGCATTTATTTTGTAATTATTTCCATGCCTGCTCGTTATATATGTGAACAACACGGAAACATCGCAGCAATGCAAAACAACATAATAGACTTCACGGAATACAGAAACGCAATACTTGCAGACTTGGCTAAAGAGGATCTCATCGACCGAGTCTGCGAAGAGCACAAAGGCAGCGAAGAACAGAAACGAAACATTCGCGGATGCTTGCGCGCTGAATTATCGGAAGCTCCTGATTTTTGGCATGGTTTCCGAAAAGCGTATCACGCGAACAAGGAAGAATTGCGGCAAGAGCGAGTCGAGCAAGAGCTGGTGGAATTGCTGCGCAGCCTTAGTTGGTCTGGTATCAACGCGCTGTTCGATCAGGTTGGCGATGACCTGCCACTGCAGGCGCGGATCATATTCCTAATGGGTAAGTATGATATTGATCCAGATGAATACATATACTGAGTGTGTACAACGCTTGTACTTTATAGAAAAACGGGTGTATAATCTTCGACATTGTCGAAGAGGGACGCGGCAAGACACTAAAGCAAAATTGTCCCATAGGAAAAAACGATGAAAGTATCAACAATACAACCGCAAACGCTACCGAGATATTACGAAAAGCTGGCTATTGCTGGCGTCGCGGAAACGCGACACGTTTCGCTGAAGTGTGCAATGGAAAGCCTGCACACCGCGTATTGCAAAATGGATTCGCAAAACCGCGCATTGTTCAACGAGATGATCGAAGGCATGACGCTGCGCGAAGCACTGGTTGATTTCGCGTTGGCCGAAGGCTTGAACAACGAACTATAACCAACACGGGGGGCATTGCCCCCCATTCCCCCAAAGCAACAAGGTAAAACGAAATGATCACACTAAAAGAAGCTTTAGCAAACATCACGCTTGCGAACGAGGTGCAAAAGGTTTCGGATACACAAAAAGAATTAGACAAGTGTTTGGAAGTTTTAAAGGAAACAAACGCCTACAAAGCGTGGGCTGCGGCCCAAGACGCTGTTCATGATAGCGAAGAAATGGCGGCACTGGCCAAGGCTAAAGAAGTTAAAGATGAGATTGCCCAAGGTTACAAAGATTCGGCGATTACATACAGCCAAAGAAAGTTTAAGGACTACGTCACTGTCCGCAACGCGGGCAAAAGAACGTCACCGACTACTGGTGAAAAATACTTTTTCCACGCTTGGCCTGTAACTTGGTCTATGCGGGCAAACGTTGAACCATATGATCCGAGCAAGCATGACAAAAAGATTGCGAGCTTGCTTGCTGACCAAAAAGAACAGCGCATTTTAGAAGATGCGAAAAGAAACCAACGCGAAGCCTAGTCGCCAGCGTAGCGCCCATCCGTGTGGTGGGCGTTGCGATGTCTGCTGACATCGATTAAAATATACACTCCAAAGCAAAGGATAAGATATGAGAGAATATACAATTACTCACACTGAAACCATTATCAAAACCTACTATGTCCATGCAGAAGATGATGATAAGGCCGAAGAAATGGTTTCCGATGGGCGCTTAACTCCAGTAAGTGTCGACACTCGCGAGTCATTTGATTGTGACGAAGGGGAGGAAATCTAATGATACCGACCGAATCTATAACCATGGCCATATACCTGCTATGTGGCCTCACACTCGCCGCGTTTGGGATCCTGCTTACAGGTTTCTACTACTTCGGCGATCTCACCATGCCTGGCGTATTCGCTTGGGTGGCTCCACTCATGATGCCGCTCGGTGTCGTGATGATCATAGTCGGCGAACGAGAGGCGCGATCATGATCTTAACTGACATAGACGGCAAGCGATGGAAACTTCACGAGCGATTGAGGTGGGGCCAGGGATATGAAATATACCCAAACCATTCGCAAATGAATCTCAGCAAAGAGGGCGGCGAGCGCCCAACTACAGGCCTGACAATACCCGACCACATTGCTGACAGTTGGGTGGAAGGCAAGATAAAGGTAAAAGTTAATTGATTAGTGGAGGCTGCGGCCCCCATCACCCTAATGGGAGGAATTCATGGAACAAGTAACAAGTGGCTACGAATTTATTGAGCAGCTTGAAGTGCTGCCAGAAGAAGAATTGGCGCGGCGCGTGCTGCTAGAAATTCTAATGGACGTTGAGAAGCAAGATGTCGAGGCAACGTTTGAGCTGTTGAGCTTCTTACCACAACACACGCTAAAGACTTTTCTACGCGAAGAAGACTGAACCAACATGGGGGCTGCGGCCCCCATTTTTTTGCACGGCCCCACCGGGCCGGAGCTCCCTGGACCTCGAGCTGCGCGCATAAGAATATATAAACGCCGAAGGCCGCAAGCGCCGAGGGCGCAAGCGCAAGCATTAAAAAAATAAACAAAGGCCGCAAGGCCGCAAGCGCAAGCAAGTGCCAGGCTCCCAACCTGCCAGCAAAATATCGTTGTGTAGTGTGGTTGGTTTGGTACAATAGACACTCCAAAGCAATAAGGTAATGTGATGATCAAGAAACTATTAGACACCGCGAAGAAAAGCGGGAACACCAAGGTAGCGAAAACCGGCGCGAAGCATTCGCCATTAGGCGATGTCCGCATGGCCCAGCTGTCGATGATGCCCGACAATATTTTGTGCGCTGGCAGTAAAGCGGCTGGATGCATGGACGATTGTTTGAAGTCTAGCGGGCTGGCCGCAGTCTATGCGAGCGTGAACAAAGCGCGACAAGCGCGCACCGATTACTGGCACGCTGACCAGTTTGGATTTATTGACCAAATCGCACGCGAGCTAGGCAACTTTTCTAAAACGTGCGCCAATCAAAACGTGAAGGGCGTCGTTCGTCTTAACGTGTTGTCCGATATCGCATGGGAAAAGCACGGCATTCCGCAGCAGTTTCCCGAACTATTCTTTTACGACTACACCAAGCGCGCTGGCCGACTCGGCAAAACACCATCAAACTATAAGCTAATGTTTAGCTATTCAGCGCGGCACCAGTACCGCAAGCAAGTACTGCAGGCAATCTGCCATGACGTACCCATCGCTGCGGTATTCAAAAATGGCATGCCCGACGAATTCCTAGGGCGCGAGGTTATCGACGGTGACCAATCGGATCTCTGGAACGTGCATGCTGGCAAGGTAGTGGTCGGCCTCAAAGCCAAAGGCCCAGCCAAGCACAACACCAACGGGTTCGTGGTCGATATGAACGCAATACCAACCTTCACGGTGGAGGCGTAAGCCTCCCGCCTCCCTGGACCCACGCCGGGACACGCCGGGTTACCTCGAGCGGAGCTCCCGCAGCCAGCCCTCAAGGCCGCAAGCAGATACAAGGCCGCAAGCCCGCAAGCACACAAGGCCGCAAGCTCAAAAAAAAATAAACCCTCTAGGCCGCAAGCACGAGGCCGCAGGGGGCCGCAAGCCGCACCCCTACCTTGGGGGTGGGTAAGGGGCAAAAGGGGCCTCAAAACAAACTGTAGGCCCCCTG